ACCATAATAGTTATCATTTTGTCCTGAATTATATGTAAACCAATCTTTTCTATCAGGATTGGTGTTGGCAAAATTGGATCCAAGATGAATGGCTTCAATTTTATATACATCAGGTAGTCCTAATGACCATGGTCCAGTAGTTCCTGCAGCGTGAGTTGCAACGTTAATAGCTACCCATCTATCTTTACAAACAATCTTTTCAATAGGTGAGGCTTGATTTCTTATTTGTGGTATTTGAGCTCTAACGGTATAAGAAGCTGATTCTAAATCTCTTAGGCAAACGTTAGCTTGCATTGCTGCAACCTTACCACCAACAGTTGAGAATGATATTACATTACCACCACCATTGAAATCTATTGGAGTTCCAGTTCTATAGAATCTATTAAAATAAATTGTACCACCAACAGCAGCACCTAATGGAGGTGTAACACTAATTTGGTTAGCAGAATCTATTCTTGCAATAGTATGATAAGAAGTTGTTGGCGTAGTACCAACAGTATAATTTGCTCTTACAGCTTCACCAACTCTTGGTGTTATTCCTGCGTCTACTGTCATTTTAGTAGTAGTGTAAGGTGTAACAAAACGACCTGATCCATCTACAGCAGGTGATAGACCAGGTGGTAAATAAACAAAACTACCTGTTGCGGATGTAATAGCTGCACATGAAACGTTACTATGTGTGGTATTTGAAGTTCCAGCAATTGATCCAGCAGAACGAGAACCTGCTGCAGAATTATAAAGATTTGCTACTACATCAGTATTAAAAAATACATCTATACCTAATGAGGCTGAGTCACTTAATCCTGAAGTTGCACCATAGTTAAATTCATCAGAACCTGTAGTAGAAAAATCAGAGATGAAGAATGTTGATGATCTTACAGCTGTGATTGCATCAGTGGTTGTTCTGAAAATATAATTTGTATTATTTGCACCAGTTGAGGACAGAAGCCTCTTTGTACCTTGTGCACCTGTATTGAAGATCAATGACTTACTTGTAGAATCAGTTTGATATAATATGTTATATCCGGCTGTTGGATCAGGTATAATATCAGCAAAAGCTTTTCCATACGTACCATTTACGTATATACTTTTTGCATCCTGGAAACTATAACCGGATATCATTTTTACATCATTTATATACAAATAGTATACTGCTTCAGCTGTACCTTTAGTTCCTGTATAATGTTTTACAGCTCTAATTGTAACATTACCTACTAAAGTACCTGCAGGTGATGAAGTAGATGAAGTTGCCATATTTCTAGATAATGCATATTGATTTGCACTATACAGACCTACTGAAGAAATACTTCCAGTATCAATAATACCTGTGAAATCAGCTACCTTAAGATAGTTACCAAAATTGACTGTTGCTCTTTCATTTATCAAAGAATTAGATGAAATGCCTCTATTAACTTCAATTTTTCTGGGTGCTAATAATTCAACACGATATCCATCAACATATGCAATACCTGGAGATACAGTATAATACATAGTTTGAGAATTAGAAGATGCCTCTACGTTTACCTGAAATGGTTTTACAACATAATTACCAGATTCTTCAAATGTTCTTTTTGCTATAATATCACCAAGTTTACTTAGTAGAGGATCTTGATTAATTGTAACGGGTGCACCTGTTCCACCACTGAAGTCAACAACCGGAACAAAATCTTTAGGAATAGTTACTGTTGCATCATTAGTATCATATGAGATAAGCTCAGGAACTAGTTTTAATCTATATGCACCTGGCGCATTATAGTTAGGCGATCCAATTGAATTATCATAGAGTGAAATGTCTTCTGTTGGTTCAACAATATATTCTTTTGTATTAAATCCAACCTTAATACCAACAGCATTTGAATTGTGTTCTTTAATTATGAAATTCTTTGCAGTTGATTTTAAGAAAAATCCTTTTTGATATATTATACCTTCACCAACATGCAAACCATATCCTTGTCCAAGAGCATTTACTGTATTGTTACTAGGTAATACATAGATATCACCAACATAATAATTACTATTTAAACTACCACTTCTGTCTTGGCTAGGTGAGTAGACATTTATTTTTTCACCAGCTGGATTAAAGGTGTATACAGCTGTTCCTGAACCTTCTAATGTTCCACCAGTAGTGTAATCAGATCTGCCAGTGTTAATATAGATTAAATAAGCTCTATTTGTATTATTACTGCCTCTATCAACAGCAGCTTCTGCACCGGAAAAAGCCTCAAATACTGCGGCTCTTAAACCTGTTGTATTTGAAACTAAAAGATATGAATCTGAAAGATGTGAAGCAGTACCATCTGCATCAGCTACTTCTTTTGTAAGTAATTTAAAATCTAAAGTTGCTGTATTACTATCTTTAAATTTTACTTGACTTAAAAATGGATATTGAGTAAAGTTACAACCTTCAACAATAGAACCGTCTTTATAAATGCTAGAACCAAATCTTGAAATTTGTTTCTGCATCATTGTTTGAAGCTGAGTTAATTCACGAGCTTGCACAGCAGTAGAGGGGCGGAACAAGATGCGATAATACATCTTGTCTTCATCATAGTCATCATAAAAAGGAGCAACGTTAAAATTAGTTTGCAACTCAGCCATTTCTATTCCTTAAAAATTAAAATATAACTTTACGTCTTCAGATCTAATACCGGTTCTACTAATAGGTTCAATATTCTTAAAATAAAGAACTTCTGATGAATAAGGAACCAGATCTTTGTTATTTATCGTGGATATTACAACAGTTTTACCTGAAGAAAGTGATGTTACCGTTTCATAAGGTAAGAAGTTACCTGTATCACCAATTACATAAATGCTTGATGTGTTCATATAGGCAACAGTTGCTGTTGCTCGACTATTGAACCCTTGGATTACTTCACCTTCTTCTAATAAATTAGGGGCAACGAGAACACCAAAATTTAACATTTGATTAAATGTTGTTTCTTCATAATTAGCTAAATTAGCAGATGCTTGTGGATTGTATATTAAAGAAACTTGTCTGTACTTTGCCCAACTTGGAAAATTATCTATTAGTGTTGTGGAGACTGTCATACCTAATGTATCACAACCTAATTCTGCTGCAGGATCAGAACCATGTCCACCTTTAGGAGATATTATAACGTGAGCAGCTGCACCAGAACCAAAATAACTGTTGGCACCTATGGCTACATCAGCATATGTATAACTTCTACCTTTACCTATTACTCTTATTGATTCAATGCTTCCATTGGCATCAACATTTGTAATAGCAGTTGCTGATCTACCATCACCATTTATTATTACACTTGGACCCATTTTATAAGTTGAGGTAGAATCAGTTCCAGTGATAGCTGATTCAGTAAATACATATTTTCCTGATGTGTTTACTATGTAGTCAGATACTTTAGATAATGAGCCTGATGCTGAGCCAGTGGAAATATAAAAATATGAATTTGTATAAGCACCACTGATAGCAAGAGAACCTGAATTTGCTATTTTAAATGTTTTACTGTTGATTGTTAAATCAATTGAACCATTAGCAGAAATGTAATTATTTCCTGAATTATCTACTTTAATAACATGAATAGCACCAGGAATGGCAGAAGAAACAACTGTAGGACTAGGAACAATTGGGAAATATACATCCGTTCCAAATTTATTGTTATCAGCAGCGGTGATTGTAAAAAGATATTTCCACTTATAGTTATCTGCAGTATTAAAATCACCTTGAGCAACAGTTAATGTTGGTTCAACTGTTGAGGGTGTACCGTTGTTATTAAAAAGACATTTATAAACACGACCTAATCCATTAATTACATAATAGTTTTTTTCAAAAAGATTAGAATCAGTGTGATCATAAGCAGTGTAAACAGTCCCTGAAGTCCAATTTATTCTCTTACCAATGTATACTATGTCAGAGGCTGCAACCTTTTTACCAAAAATCATATCTTTATTCACATCAATATAAGATGTCTGTACGGATGAATTTGGTGAAGGAGGATTGGCGTCATCATCCCAATTAAAAAATTTACCAAATGAAATATAATAATTTGATGAAGTATTTCCAATACTTTCTTTAAATACTTCTACAAATTTATTTTTAATATTTTTTGTAAATAACCCTGACATTATCTTTCCGTAATATACAAATTGCTATACTTACCAGTTACTGTATCTTTTAATATTAATTGATCTAACTTATAAGTATCAATGATTGTTGGACGACCAAATACTCTATTTCCTACTGGATGGTAAATTTGTTTTAGAACACCAATATATTTATCTAGAGATTTTTCAAGTCTAATTTCATAAGAAAACTCTTGATAATAATCACTATCATGAATATATTTGTCAGCGTTTAAAAATCCACTTGTATCCGACCATGTACCTTCATTTTTTCCTACAGCATCCACAAGTAATTTTAATTCACCATAATTTTCATTATTTGCAGGATTATAAACATAAATTAATTCTTGATCTGTATTATAACCAAACCCTGAATCTACAAGAACGACAGAATTCATAACACCATTTCCAGTTGTAGGTGTACCTGAAATATATGCGTTATTGCCCCACAGTCTACCATTTTTATCTGTGATACCGTAGCCCATTACTTTTTGATCATTTACAGTCACAACTACATAACCATCATATTTGTGATCACCTGATGTAACCGCAGTCAAAGATTTAATGTTACCAATAACCGTAGTTGCATTTGTAAGAGCATTTCCAATTACAGATCCAACACTAGCTGATTTTAAATTTGCACCATAACTTACAGCACTAATTAATTTACTTGTTTCTGACCACAGTTGGTTTGTGTTGTATGTAAAGTTTCTTGTATTACTTACTTCTTTAATTTTAAATGAAGCACCTGAACCAGCAGAGTTTTGACCTTGTGAAAGAGTTACATTGGCAGTATTTGAATAGCCATAACCACCATCTCTTATTAAGAAATTTAAATAACCTTTTGCCTTTTCACTATCCAATAAAGTACTTATACCAAATTTAATACCTTCACCCGTGCTACTACTGCTAACAAGTTCATCACCAGCTGAATGGTTTACTGATGATGTG